ATACAGCTACCCAACCATACGAATTATTAGGAATAGTATTAGCAGCAAGTCCGGAAATGTTATATTTGTTTACATCAGATGCATTGGCCAATAGTGCATTTGGAACACCGCCAGTTGAACCACTTAAATAAAGAGGTTGACCTAAGTTGATTGGTTCACCGCTATTGTTGTATACTCTGATATATTCATTTTGGCCAAGCTCCATCTCAATGCCGCCTTCAGAGAATACGGTAAGAGATTTATGAGTACTATCAAAATAGACTCGACCTTCTGTTGCCGATAATGAATCGTGTGTTGAACCACCAAAATCAATAAACTTGCCAACGGAAGCAGAATGTGCAATTGCAGCGGTATTAGATGTAATTGATCTAGTGATTGCAGCGGTATTGGCTGTAATAGACTGCTGTACATCAATAGACAGCGGAGTGCTGTTTGCAGCCTCAGCTATGATTTGGTTGGTACGAGTCAACCACGTCTGAAACGTATCGGTTGTTTGTACGTTAGCTAATGGAAGTGTCATTGAAGGCCTCTACCTATTCTTACTATTTATTTATCGCAACCGATAATGTCAATTAGTTTGTCGAGCTTTCGCTCTAATGAGTCTAATCTTTGATTGACCGTGCTTTGTTGTTTTTGAATATGTCCTATGGAGTCCATTTTTTTCTTTTGGATTTTGTAAGCCTGTAGAGCCCTGTTATCCACAGACAGAATAGCACCAGTAGGAACATCTCTAACTAGATCCGGATTATCTTTGACCTTTACTTTCATATCACACCTGCAGCGCTATTGCTCTTAAGCCCTTCACTCGAGGTACCAATTGTGATCCTGTAGATCTCATTACGATCTTTATCGAATATGTCTTGTACCCTTGGAAATCAGCACCATCACTGTTACGATAACCAACTACACCAGAAGCACCGGTGTTTGCTGAAATAGCAGTAGCATTTACTGATGGGAATGAGTACTCAAGCTCTACAAAGTCTTCCTTATCAACGATGCTTGAATTTCTAGCGGCGTTGTTAGTTTGATCCAACTTAGTATAAGCCTTTTCGTAGAACTCTTCTCCGTCAAACGCATTCTGAATTCTAGCATAAACATCTACTTCAGTTCCTGTCGGTTTATATGCATCCAAGATAATTCTGATATCTTCCGCATCTTGACCGTCTGCAAGAGTAATCTTCTTAGTAATATATCTAGCGACAGCTTTACCATAGTTACCAAATTCACTAGTGTTAACATTGTTAACTTTATTGTGAACTAGAACTATAGACTTTGCTCTACCTATATCAACAATTGGAGTTACTCGATCATTAGACGTACTAATTGTTGCGCGCAATGACAAAGTTTTGCTTCCGGAAGTGTTGTTTACTTCTGACGTCTTACCAGCAACAATCTTTTCTTCATCATAAAACTCAGTGTCTCTATCAGTTCTAATACTAGCATAACTTCCAATAGAGTAAGCATTAGAGGTCGTCTTCGCTTCAAGAGCATAACTAGTATCAACGTATTGTGCTACAGACAATCTAGGTGAAACTACATTGTATTTGTAATCACGAACGTTAACTACTTGACTTGTAGCATTGGAAGACAGGCCTTTGACAAAACCGTCGAACAATGTTGAGTTAGCACTATATCCACCAGCAGAGTTATTTGCTACAAGTTCTCCAGTAACTGGATTAAAGAACTGAACCTCACCAGCTATACTGTTTGCAGTAAACGTATTAGCAGTAGCGGTGTAGCTTACAGAAGGACGAGTAAACGTAATGGTTTGTCCTGTGGGTAACGTACCCTTAATATCAGCTTTAAACGTAGGAGGTGTCGTAGTAACAATCTTACGAACGATACCTGTGTTCGAACCAAAGGCAACCGTATCACCAACGGCAATCGGTGCAGTGTTCGAAGCGTTTACTAACTGTACAATAGATTCACCCAGCAGAGTTTCGCCAATAGTATAGCGACCAAGTATCTGACGAACATTCATATATTCATCTGGTTGGTTGGTCATTACTACAGTACCGCTCGTACCTGTTGTAAACGAAGCTCTCCAAAGCGTGAATTTAATATCTTGGTTCTGACGAGGAGCGTACGTACGATCATTAGCAGAAGTAAACAACATACCCACAGCTGGTTGTTGATCGATCAAAGCGCCCGAAGCAACATCTGTGCCACCAAGAGTAGAAATCCAAACTCGATAGTTCGGATCGCTGCCATCAGGCTTAATTATCATTGCATACTCTTTGTTGCCTCTCAAGTATACTGGACTATCGAAATAGAATGGTGTTGGATCGGATGCATCAGCAGATATGTTTACATCACTGTGAGCAATTCGCTTGTAAGCGAGAGGTACTCTAATACTAGTGATGCTTCCGTTTTGTACCTCACGAATCTCTACAGAAATACCACCTGATGATGGCTTAGCTTGGAAATACAGGTCAATTCCAGTAGCAAAAACTCCATCAGCATTTGTACCAAACTTAACATCGCTGCTAGTTGCATCATGAGTAGCCAAAGGGTTAGAAAATTCACCATCACCAACTGTAAACGTTTGCGCAATAGGATCTACATTGGTTACTGTAGTAGTCGTAGATGTTGTAGTAGTTACATCAGTCTCACTTACAGTCTCAGCTGTAATAGTTGCTTCTCTTGTTGTAATATTCAAACCTCTTTCTGAGGTAGTCAAACCAGAGGCTACGTACTTAGCAGTAGATGAAGTTGTTTGAGTTCCAGCTTGTGTTATTAGATCGCTTATGTCTACCAGCTTAAAGACACGTTCGCCCACTCTAAACTTAAGCGCATCGTCGTTAGGTATAGTAAACGTACCGCTTACAGTACCTTCTGAATCAGTAGTAAGAGTTGCTGGAGTGACATATGCGCTTACATCAACATCATCAAAATATGGGTACACCGTAGTGTTAGGACGCATACCTGTAGCTGAGAATTGTACTTCTCTACTTCTAATGAAAGGAATGATGTCTACATTGGTGATAAACGATCCACCCGATTGAGTACGCTCAAACGGATTAACTCCAAGCCTTATTCCTTCTCGTATAGCAGTATCAACTTGTGTGATAGTGGTTTCGTCTACTAGTCCCCAACCACTCCAAAACGTATCAGAATCTACAGTTGTTTGCGTGGTAGTATTCCATTCACCCCATTGAGTACCCCATGCCTGAGCCAATGCCTGCCAATTGCTAGCAAAATCAAATTCAAACGTGATATCTGGTTGAGTAGTAGTATCAACCCAATGATCCGCCTCAGGATTTAGTGTTAATTCACCACTCCAGTTAAACGACAATTCTCCCACAGGGTTTATTGTATTGGATGCCCATGGTTGAGTAATGTATGTCGTATGCGTATACGGTACAGTAATTAAATCCGATGTTACAGCATCTTGTACTGTAGAAATTGTAGACGTTCCTGCTTGGGTATTATTTTTAAGAGTTTCAGTAGCATTGAAAGCGCCTGTTGTATTGTGCAAATATAGACGATAGCTTGAAGCTCCAGTGGATACTACTGCACGAACAGTACCGGTAGCAGTTGCGCTTCCAAAACTTGCTCCAACATAAACTACATCATTGACAGCATATTCACCAGTTGCTCCAGTAACATCTAAACGTACGTGTTTACCTTTACGAACTGCATTAGTTAATGAGCTAAGCTGCATATCAATGTTAAGCTGCTCAAATCTTGGACGTAGCTCTCCTTTGACTTTGTCAACGCTAGCGTTATAAGCAACATTAGTAATATCAGCGAAGTTGTGGCCAAAGAAGCTATCAACAAAGATACCATTTTTAAATCGGTTGAGGCCGTTGCTATCGGCTATCTGCAAATCTCTAGCAGATTTTTCCAAAACGTTAAGAGCGGTATAATATTCAAGGTTGTCAATTCGATCACTCAACGCTTGAATATCACTCATTGTATACCGTCGATGGAACTCTGGTCTTACTCTTACAGCTTGATCTACCCTATCAAACCTATAGGCATTTTCAAGTGACAACGAAGGATAAGGAGGTATTGTTAAGGTGGCAATGGTCATGCTCTCTGCTGGAGCTGCAGGTGGAACTGGTAGCTCGCTTGGCACACCTTTAATAATATTTTTACGACCATCCTTACTTACGGCAACTCTATCAACCCTTCCCAAATAATACAATACATCAGATTCCCAATTTAAGTTAGGAATAGGTACGTACGTGCCATCGCTATCAATATCCAATGTAGTGTTAGCTGATGGGTTAGTCGTTGCTAATGAAATAGTTGTAGTGTTGTTAGCTGTAGAAGATATTCTTGGTCTAAAGTCAACCGAATCCCTAAGATCGTACGCCTTATTAGCAGCAGTTGAACTGTACACTGGAATTTGAGGTGTAGCAATAGCGTTGGTGTTTGACGTAGATTCATTTGGATCAATTACATACGAATCAACGTTAAAGAAACCAATACCTGTTGATCGATCATGATCGAAGAAATCAAACTCAACCAACAGCTTATCACTACTATTAAGAGTGAGCGAGCTGCTTTCTTTTAGCGCTAACTCAGAATGTTTGTACATACTGTCGTTGCTGTTTTTAATGATCCTAAAATCACTTGTTACATTTCTATTAGTAACACTGTATGACGATCCCACGTATACGTTTCTTAAATTGAATACGTCTGCAAAACCTAATCCCCATGGACCTGATGCACCAGCCGAATGCGTGTTAAGATTTAACTTAACATACCGATTCTTACGAACTAGTTTTCTAGCTGGGCTAGCAGCCTCACGTTGCGCATTAAAGAATACTGTCGCGTTGAAAGTACCACTAAAGTTTTGATTGAGATCAAAGTCTAGCTGTGTTGAGGATGCTGCTGATACAGTTGTATTTGCTAGATTCCAAATGTAACCTTGTGCGTAAGTATTACCACTAGTGGTAGAAACAGCATTGGCGGCTACAACAACTTGTATTGAATTCTTTTGCGTTGCATTTAGAGCACCAACACCATACGCTAGCTCTTCAGTACCTCCAGCATGAGCACCAGACATTGTAAGCGTAGCAGTACCGCCCGTGCTAAAGTTGACCGTAGCTTTATCGCGGTACGTATAGGTGGCATTTACCGTGTTTGATGAATTTGTAAACTGTTTGACTGCATCGATACCGCTATCATAAACCATCGTGTTAAACGAAGGCTCAGACAGTACAGCAGCACCAGCCGTCAGTACTAGATCAGCATGACTATCTGGCCCGGAAACGTTGTTAACGTATAAACCACGTACAGCTTCGAATGTGCCACTTGTCATCTTTACGTCAAACAAGTAGAAACGATACTTAGCACCTGGTTCACCTGGATTACCAGATTGATATTCTACAAACCTGAGCCTAGCAGTACCAACCTCAGAACCTGGTGCACCCGCAAGACCAAACGTCCCAGCAGTAATTGCACCAGCTGCGGCACTACGTAATGATACAGTCACATAGTTAGTTGGATCCCATGGTCCAGCTACTTCTGTTGCATCGATATAGTTGCCATAGTTTGTAGTTACAGTTACACCGAGCTCTTCTTTGGTAGTAGTTCCTTTATCGGTAGCAACAAACACAGTAGATAGGTGTTCGTTGTGATAACCCATAATGTATGCTTCGCCAGGCTCAATACCAATAGCAAGTTTGTTTGCATCCCCACCGTTAGCTGCAGTAAACCTTCCAAAGTTAGTACCGTTATCTAAATGCTCCTTAACGGTAGTATTCATGTGTTTGATTTCGTAATTACCCGACTCATCAAACGTACGTTCTGCCATCAACCTGCCAATCTCATCGTAGATTGAGGTTGGTTTTACTGTTCTAATGTTACCGCTATCAACTTCGAAGATAGGAGTAAATGCTTCAGTGTTAGCCGTACCCAATACTTTCTTAGTAAGTGAAGCTGTCAGTTTAAGACGATCAGCACCAGGTGCAGTATAATTGTATGCACCACGAGCATTATCAAGCAATGTTTGATCAGTGTCGCTGTCTACAATAGATTCAGATATCTGAAAACCAACTTTGTAAGATGGTTTGGTAGAAAACTTTTCTAAGATAATTGATTGTGGTTGTACGTTTACAAAGTGGCCCTTGCCATATACAATACCTTCACCGACACTAAAGATCGAACCAAATCCAAATGCACTAGCCGTCAGTGTATTTGCTTGTTGACCAGAACCACCATCAGCGGGTAGATATGAAAGAGTTTCGTTTAGCGAGAATGTCTTAGCAGTGCCTGACGTACCGCCATTCAAATACTTAACCAAGAATACGTTTGTGTCCGGACTAGATGCTTCACTACCAGAAACTACTTTGATAACCTTAGCACGTACACCTGATGTAAGACCCTGTACAATACCATTTGCAAACACAGATACAGCAATTGTGTTACCGCCAGGATCGCGGTCACGTAGCTTTACAAACGCAACGTTAGCATCATACTGGAACCCACAACCATCGATGATTGTTCCTTCTACAAATACATTATCACCAAACCTTGCAACTTGTTCTTGCATGATTGATTGTATTTGAGTAAGTTCACGTGCCTGTACAGCAAGTCCAGGCTTAAAAAGAATACGGTGGTAGTCCTTTCCTTCTGCTACGTCGACGTAGTCATCGAAGTATGGAGACTGGTTAAAATCTGTCTCTAAAGCCATTTAGCTCTCCTAATTAGAACTTCACCGTTATCGTAATATTTTCTTTTTGCTCAGGATCTCTTTGCAATGCTTCCTGATTTACTATATGTAGCACTCTGCCTTTATAAGGAAGAATGTCTGGCAACGTAATGCCATCAATAACACCCGTTACCGATGAACTGTTTGCTGTTACGGTTTCTGTGTTTGAGAATGACCCGTAAACCTCAGTTAGTTTCAATGTTCCTTGTGTACCAGCACCGTTAGTGTTTGCAAACTCAATTACTCTACCATAAGCACCAGAAGTACCACCAGATACAAATTCATCTAACAAGAAGGAACCTGATACAGACGTAAGCGTTAATCTTGTTGCTTGATTGTACCTATTGTTAGTTGCAACTTTACCAGTAGATCTTAACAGCGGATCTCTAACGATACCATATATTCTAAAGTCATTGTTAGCAGCAAATGCACCACCTTCAACACCATCTACTTGTACATTGAGAGTTACATTAGTACCACCTAGCTCTCTTACAGGATCTGATCCATGTCCACCTGGAGGCGCAAGATAAGCTGATACTGCTGCACCACTTCCATATGATGGGTTAGCAGACACTACAACATTGGCATACGAATAACCAGAACCAACGTTGATAGCAGTAACCTTAGTTATTGCACCCGATGATACATTAGCGTACGCGGTTGCTCCACTCCCATCACCGGTGATATTTATATACGGTCCAACGTGGTATGTACTAGAAGTGTTTGCAACAACATTAAATGCTGTGTTTACAGTAACGTTTTTAGTGGTACCGTTATAATCTGTAATTTGTCTTATTTGACCAGATCCAAGACCAGAGCTGATAAAGATAGTTGATCCACTGTATACATCATCAACACCGCTAGCAGTATTTGCTAAGGTTATGATTGAACTGTTAACCACAGCAGCAACCGTGCCCTTGTTTACTAGATAGGAACTACCACCAGCTGTAACATCATAAATTGGTATCGATCCGTTTGCAGCAGCCTGTTGTACATCCCACTGTGCTGTAAAGTCATCAGCTTCCAAGGTCTTTACTGGAATAAAGTCTTGTGAAGCAAACTTGATCATATCAGCTGTAGTGATATTGTACATGAACTTCCACTTATAACCATCACTAGTGGTAATCGTAGTAGTAGAGGTACCAGTTGGTTTTACAGTCGACTGAGCACCATCGTTGTTAAATAAACACTTGTAAACGTTGTTGTTTGCTGTAATTGCATAGAATTGTTTTGAAAACAATGAATCATCGCTAGGCGTATACTCCGAGTATACTGTGTTAGCAGTCCAGTTGTATTTTGGAACAGAGAACGTAACATCGTTATTAGATATTCTCTTTAAACCGAGCATGCCCCTCCACACGTCATAATCAGTGTATTGAACCGTATCTGATGGAGTAGGAGGTGCAGACTCATTTGCCCAAGGATTAATCCTTGAATAAAACACATAGAACTGGTTTGGAGAAGCCTCGTTAAAGCCTTCCTTAAATTGTTCTGCAATATGCAAATTGAATTTTTTGCTAATTAGTTTTGGCATAGTTAGAAGTTAGTACTATACGTGTATCGGAATATACCGTTAGCAAGGTTTCCACCAACAAACGGCGTGTTGATAGTCAGCGATGTATTGCTGAATACCGTGTTAACTATATATGTCGTGTTACCAGTAGCTCCTGGATCGATGTCTTGGATTTCAATGGTAGCTCCCTCACCCATAAACGTGGTAAATGTGGTTCCATCACCTATCACTGAGAATGGTGTACCAATAATAATTACTTGAGAATCAAGATAGTTAGTTATTGGTTGACCGAGATAAGTGGTAATTGTATTGTTGTTCGATACTGAAACAAATCCTGTTCCTGGCAACAATACAATGTTATTGGTCTGGAACGATTCAGTAGATGTTATTGAAGGAACATCATAAGCAAAAGATACTACAGCATTAGCACCACCAAATGTTATCGTAGGTGGTATAGTAGGATCACCTATAACAAACAATACATTAACGTTTGGTACTATAGCAGTTGTAGTTATCGATGTTGGATCAATTGGTCGACCAACAGCAAACGGTCCAAGCGTTGTAGTAGACAACACTGAATTAGCAGTTAGGTTTCTATCTAGCTGATGAGTACCAAAAGTCAACGTTGATGTAATTGATTGTACACCTTCCCCAACTCCGATCAAGTCAGTATTAATAACTGTTTCTACATCAAAGTTAACAGATAAGTCGAGCTCGCTAGTAAGATCAACCTGACCAAACATCTTTGTGCCAGCTGGGTGAACTACTTCGTGTACTGTGTCTCTATAAGTCTTAACCGACTTCGATGATCTTAGAACATAGCTATACTCTTGGTAGTAGAAGTTATCTCTGATTCTTTTATCCCAAGACAAGAACCCTTTAGTATCAGTATATCTACCTGGATCTTCTACAATACCGCTGATGATTGGATCGCCTGTTGCAGGTGTGGTACCAGTCCGCGATAGGTTGTTAACAGTGATTGGAAAGTTAGCGCTATACTGTCTACCGTTATTATCTACTTGTACAGCTGTAATCGCTCCAGGGACAAACGATGGAGTGATAACTGCGTTTTTACCCTTTTTACCTCCGGAGCCATCACCAAGCTCCAAAATAGCTACGTCTGCATCAATTGCACTAACAATTGGTAGATTAACTTTGTAGTTACCTGACGTAAAGCTGATACTGTTAATAGTACCTACGGTTAACAATGTAGTACCTAATGCAGTACCTAAAGACGTATTAGCATTAGAAGCCTCGAGGTTTGCACTTGCCCTAAACGTATCAGTATTTGCACTAACACCATATGTTGGTCCAAAACCAATCTTAGTATTAGCCAATGCGCGGATTGGATCCGTATAAGCAAAAATGCTTTCTGTGTTGCTAATAGATGTTACGGTTACAGAACCACCGATACCTGTACCACCGGATACCGTTACAATAGTGTTGTTTACTCTATATCCACTGCCGCCATCTGTAATCGAAAATACAACCACAGATTGATCAGTGCTAACAACAAATCCGTTTGCACCTGTTCCTTGACTACTAGTAAACGAAACTCTATCGCCCGGTTGATGTCCAGATCCACCTCTGTTGAATCTTGCATCTGGAAAGGCTACTCCTTGCAAAGGACCAATAGTGTTTAAGATAAAACCAGATTTACCAGTTT